CGCGCGCGCTACCAGCCCGGCGACGTGCTCGCCGAGCTCGGGCTCGCCGAGGACGATTTCGACCTCGCCGCGAAGGACACGTACGCGCGCACCAAGGCCGCCGCCGCCGACCCGAAGTGGCGCGACGCCGCGCGCGGCGAGCTCCGCACCAAGGAGCACGCCGACGTGCTCGCCGCGGTCCAGCGCGAGCTCGCGGAGGTCAAGGCCGAGATCAAGAAGCGCGACGAGTCGGCGATGAGCGAGCGCGAGCTCGGCCGCTACTTCGACGCCGCGCTCAAGCTCGCCGGCGACGACTCGCCGCTGTTCGCGCGGCACCTCAAGGCCGACCGCGACGAGGCGACGCGCGACATCAACGCGATCGCGCTCGAGGGCCTGCAGAAGACCGGCAAGCTGCCGTCGCAGGCGAAGCTGATCCAAATCTACGAGCGCCGTCGGGCGACCTTCCTGAAGAAGTTCGGGGTGGACGTCGACGCGCTCATCGGCAAGAAGACGACGAAGGAACAAACCCTGGCAGCCGCAAAGGAACAAGCGGCGAACACCACGTCCAGCACCACCGCCACACCGGCGGCTGGCTCTGGCAGCGAGGGACGACGCGCTCAACGCGCGAACTTCGTCTCCGGTGGTTCGGACTGACGTCCGCCGGGTTCCTCGCTCGCTGAGCTGGCCACGCCGGAGGGAGTTCCTCCGTCATGGGTTCCGACCTCACGACCGCAGCGTTCATCTACAAGCACAACTACAACGACGATCAGGTCCGCGACCTGACCACGCGCGATCACGTCTGGTACCAGATGATCGAGCGCGAGGACGTCTTCTCGGGCCTCGACATGCCGTACGTCGTGCGCTCGGGCAACCCGCAGGGCATCTCCGGCACGTTCGCCCGCGCGCAGGCGAACGCCGGCCCGAGCAAGGGCCTCCAGTTCACCGCGTTCCGCCAGCCGAAGTTCTCGGTGATCGTGATCGACATCGAGGCGTTGCGCGCCGCGCGCGACCGCAAGGGCGCGTTCTTCGACCTCGTCACGATGGAGACCGACGCCATCCTGATCGAGCACGGCGACTCGTGCGCGTTCGACTTCTACCGCGACAAGTCGGGCGTCCGCGGCAAGCGCGCGTCGCTCGCCGGCAACGTCATCACGCTGACGAGCGCCGACGACGCCCGCAACTTCAAGGAGGGCATGGTCGTCGGCGCGTCGACCGGCGCCGACGGCATCACCGGCGCGCGCGTCGGCACGACCTCGGTCACCGCGATCGACGAGGTCACCGGCTCGGTCACGGTGCTCAACGCCGCGTCGATCACCTCGTTCCAGGACAACGACTTCCTGTTCCGCGACGGCGACCCGGGCACGTGCATCGAGGGCCTCGAGGTCTGCACGCCGCTCACCGCGCCGACCGGCGGCGACTCGTTCCGCGGCAAGGACCGCAGCGCGAACGTGACCCGGTATGCGGGCTCGCGCGTCAGCGACGCGAACTCGACCCCCGAGGAGAACCTCGGCCTCGCGGCCGTGTACGTCTCGCGCGCCGGCCGCTCGCACATGGTCGACATGGGCGCGGTCAACCCGGTGCGGTTCTGGGAGATCTCGCGGCGCATGAACGCCAAGGTCGAGTACTCGACCGGCGGCGGGACGGCGAACTTCGGCTTCGAGTACCTCCAGATCCACACGCCGGCCGGCGTCGTGAAGATCTACTCGGACCCGGACTGCCCGACCAACCGCGGCCGGCTCAGCCGGAGCGGCTCGCAGGTGCTCCGCACGCTCGGGGCGTACCCGGGAATCATGACGGACGACGGCATCTCGTCGCTCCGCCAGGCGAGCGCGATGGCCCTCGAGGCGCGCGCGGTGAGCTGGGGAAACCTCTTCCAGCTCGACCCGGTCGCGCAGGCCGTCATCTCGATCTGACCACCCACACCACTGATTTCGCTCTCGAAAGGGATCAAGCAACATGTCGACTTCGGACACCATCAATCCGATCCTGACCGTGAACGAGCAGCTCGCGTGGGCGCTCAACACCGGTCGCAGCTACAACCAGGACGGAAGCCTCAACTTCCCCCGCTCCAACGGCTACGGCGAGCAGGGGGTGATCGACACCTTCGCCGCGCGCACGCCGATGCTCGCCCGCGAGGGCTCGCGCTGGGTCACGACGAACGTGCCGGGCACGCCGATCACCAGCACGAACGCCGCGGCGTTCGGCGCGACGACGCCCGCCATGATCCTGCAGAACAACAACCCGCTCGGCGGCCGGTGGATCTACCCGGTCCGGGTCAAGATGACCGCCGTCGCGATCGGCACGTCCTCGACCACGTGGGACGTGCGGGCGGCACGACGCTCACGCCGACGAACCCGAACCCGAACGTGCTCGCGACCGCGACGGGCGCGCAGGTGTTCTTCGGCGCGCTCACGGCGACCGCCGCGACCGCGTCGCGCATCATCCACGCGGCGCGCATGCGCACCGTGGTCAAGGTCGCCGGCGACGAGTCGGTGTTCGAGTTCGGCAGCTCGGTGACCAAGTCGGTGGGCATGCCGACCGACGGCACGCTGCAGCTGAGCAAGACCGAGCACGTGTGCCCGGTCGCGATCCCGCCGCAGTGCTCGCTGCTGTTCTACGAGTACGGCGCGTCGCAGGCGGCGGGCGCGTCGTTCGACTTCCTCGTCATCGAGTACGACGAGCGCTGAAGGGAGCCCGACCATGCTAGCGAACATGTACGACCAGCTGACGGACATCCCGGAGTTCCGGGAACGTCGCTGCAAGATGCTCGGGGTCGGCGCCGGCGCACCCACGAAGGTGTTCGGCGCCGGCGTCAAGACGATCACTCGTGTCAGCGCGGGCGACTACAAGCTCACGTACAGCGAGACCCCGGGCAAGTACCTCGACGCGTCGTACGGGCTGGAGTCGACGGCGATGACGGACCTCAAGGGGTTCACGATCATCTTCAAGCCGTTCGACACGACGAACCTCGTGCTCGAGTTCACGCTGTTCAACGCGGCGGGCACCGCGACCGACCTCGCGGCGGCGCAGTGGATCACCGTCTACGCCGAGTTCACCTTCACCGGGATGACGCTGCTGTAACCCGAGGCCAACCCGGTGCGCCAGTACCAGCTCTCGGACCTCCGCCTTCGGTGCCAGCAGCGCGCCGACAAGGAGGGCGACCCGCAGATCGACACCAACGAGTGGAATCGCCTCATCTCCGAGATGAACGGCGAGCTCTACTCGGTGGTCGAGGCGGCGGGGATGCGCTACTTCGAGAGCGAGCAGACGATCACCGCGACGGGCGCCGCCTCGTACGCGGTGCCGTCCGACCATTTCGCGACGATCGACGTCGAGTGGGTGTACGACGCGGCTGGGCACCGACGCCGACTGCGACGGCTCAACGTCCAGGAGCGCGCCCGCTGGTCGGGCGCGACCGGCGACGCCCACTACTGGGAGCTCGCCGGCCAGAGCCTGTTCCTCTACCCGGCGCCATCGAGCGGCACGTACAAGCATCTGTACATGCCGCAGGCGCCGGACCTCTCGCTCGCCGCGGACAACACGAACGTCGACCTGGTCGCCCCCGACGGCGAGGCGTTCCTGATCTACGGCGTGATGGTCAAGGCGCTCGCCAAGAGCGAGGGTGACGTGCAGCTCGCCATGGCCGAGCGCGACGCCGCGCGCGAGCGGTTCGTGTACTACTGCGCGATCCGCTCGTTCAACGACGCGCCGCGGCCGAACGACGGCGGTGCGATGGGATACGGCGGCGGCGGCGACTCGTGGAACCCTGCCTCGTTCCGGTGGAACCCGCCGTGAGGTCGGTCGGGACGCCGCCGAGCGCGTTCCATCGCCCGGTCCCTGCGAAGCTCGACGACGACAACGCCGAGCGCGTGCGCGTCAGCCACCAGCGAGCGATCGAGCAGCTGCAGCAAACGCCGGCGGCCGGGATGCGCGTGATCCAGGACGTCACGCTCCTCGATGGCGTGGCGACCCCGGTGCAGCACGGGCTCGGCCGCCTGCCCGCGTGGGTCGCCCCGTCGGCCCCACGTGGCGCGGTCAGCAGCGGGCGCATCGAGGAGGTGCGCGACGGCTCGACCGACCGCGCGACGTCGATCCAGCTCAAGGCGACCGGCTGGGGCGCGACGATCACCGTCGACGTACAGGTGGTGTGACGTGGGCATCCCCGGGCGCGACTGGCAGCTCCGCCAGTTCACCTTCACGTCCGGTCTGCAGACCAAGGGCGACCCGCGCGTGCAGAGCCCGCCCGGGCTCGACGTCGCGCGGGACGTCGAGTTCGACGACATCGGCGGCCTGCGGACGCGCAAGCCGTTCGGGCTCGCCGGCAACCTGACCTGGAACATCCTCGGTGGCGGCACGCTGCCCGCCACGTGCAGGCGGGTGATCGCCAACGGCGACGAGCTCGTCGTGATGACCGCCGACACGGTCTACACGTGGAACGACCAGCTCGCGGTCTGGTGCCAGGTCGGGACGCACCTCGCGGTCGCCACGACCGAGGCGACGCGGTGCGCGACGATGGGCGACACGACGGACGCCGACCGCGCCGAGCTCGGCAACGTGGTCGTTTTCGCGTGGCACGAGGGCGTGGTCCTGATGGTCGCCGCGTACGACAAGACCACGGGCTCGGTGCTCGTACCGCCGGCGTCGCTGGGGTTCGCGAACACGCCGCGTCTCGTCGTGCTGCAGACGCGCATCCTGCTGTTCTACCAGTTCACGTCGACGCACCAGCTTCGCGTGCTCGCGATCGACCCCGCGAACGTCGCGACGAGCCTCGGCACCGCGGCGACGAACATCTCGATCATCAACAACACGCCGGCGTATGACGTCGTCCAGATCCCCGGCACGGACACCGCGCTCTTCGCTGCGGCATTGAACCCGACGACGAGTTACCTGGTCGGCAAGGTCACTGCCGCGGTGGCGGTCTCGACGGTGACCAAGGCGCGCACGAGCGACGGCGCCATCGGCGTCTCGGTCGATCCGACCGCCGCGAGCGTGCAGATCGTCCGCGCGGTCGCCAACAACGTGCTCGGCGACCTGCTCGTCGTGTCGTCGCTCGCTGACACGTTCATCAACCAGGCGATCGGCACGGGGCCGGGCGCCGGAATCTTCGGCCAGGTCGCGTGCGCCCATCGCTCGGTGCAGAACGGCGGGCAGTACCGCTGCTACGTGTTCTGGACGTACGGCATCACGTCGGCGAGCTCTGGCGCCTCGGTGACGTTCCTCTCCACGAGCAACTGGGTCGACACGGGCGGCACCCTCGGCACCGCGGCGACCTTCGTCCCCCAGCTCGCGCTCGCGTCGCGGGCGTTCGACCGTTCGGGCAGCATCTACGTCTGGCTCGCGTTCGGCCAGCAGAGCGGGTTCTCGACCGGCGGCGGCGCGGGCACGGGCTCGGCGATCGCCAACCTCCAGAACAACTATTTCCTCTACCGCGACGATGCGTTTCTGTGCGCGAAGGCGGGCGGCGGCGCCGGCGGCGGCCTGCCCGACACCATCGCCAAGCCGTTGCCCCAGGTGCAGTCGCTCGGCTCCGGCGCGTACGTCTGGGTCGGCCTGCAGCGTCGGAAGATCGTCGGCGGACCGGGCACGGGCGGCGGTGTGGCCGGCAAGAGCACCGGCTACGCGTCGCGGGTGATCCGCGAGATCGCCTTCACCTTCGACAGCAACAACGCGCGGCGCGCGGCCCGGCTCGGCTCCACGCTCTACATCGTCGGCGGCGAGCCCCTGCAGTACGACGGCGTCGGGCTGTTCGAGGTCGGATTCCACTACGCGCCGTACTACTTCGCGGCGAGTGGCGGTGCGGGCGCGATCACGTACGCCTACAAGCCGGGCTGGCGCTGGCAGAACGCGACGGGCGAGAAAGAGCGCTCGACGAACTTCGCGATCGGCGGCGTCACGAACACCGCCCCGCCGAACCTCGCCCTGGCCGGAACCGCCCCGCTGTTCGTCACGCACAAGATCGCGACGGCGATCGTCGACGAGGTCTGGCGCACCATCGGCAATCCGCAAGCGGACGCG